AAATTCAGCTAAATTTTCACTTGTAACCACGTTTGCGGCTACCTTTGGTTGCACTTGTGGCGCTTCCTGTACTTCTGACATAGGTTTCCCTAAGAATTTTCCCAATGATCCTCACTGGTAAGGTTTGGGTAATTATTTACCCTAATTCATTATCTGTCAATTACTGCGCCATTTGTCCATTAGATTGAATTAGTGGATTAGCACCTTGGCTAATATCTTGGGCAGCAAACTGTGCATATTGTTGTTGTTCAGCGTTTAATCTGTCAATCTCAGCCAATAATTGATTAGGCGACATTCTTGCCAATAAGATTTTGACTAAAGCATCAATCTCAGTTTTATTCTGTGAAGTAATCGATCTAGTGTTTTGATCGTTGACCTTGACTTCAGCCATTGTCTCGGTGTTGTGAGCTTTGGCAGTAACTTCCATGAGTTTGCGCTTCATAGCGCCTTCCTCTTTGATCTGAGCCACTTGCATACGATTGTTGATCTCAAGCCCCGCTGCTTGCAGTTGTTGCTGTAATTGCTCAATGGTCTGCTGAGACTGAGCCAAACGCATCTGAACTTCAGGCGGTATATCGGATTTCTCGTCAATGTTAGCCAAGGGATTCATGGCGGCAAGGCGGTCTGCGATCACATCAGCGCCAGGGAAGTCCATGTTCCTAAACACCAAATCACCCGCAATGTTGAACAACTCTTGATTGCCCGTCAAAAGGGGCATCATGCTCTCTACGGCTTGTTGGCGCTTGGTCTGGAAGCCTGGCCCTGTGTCCATCACCACATCATATTCACCCACTGTCACATCATTCAGCACTTCACCAATTTCGCTCTGCTCATTGATGGTGGTCATGTCGGGTTGACCATCCGATCCAATAATCCGCATCACTCGTTGGGTGTCGTAAATCTTAGGAATCAAATCCAAGATGATCTTTCCCGTGTGCCGAATGGAACGGGTCATGTTGTCATAGAAATGGAAGTTTGACAGATCAACTTGGTTCTGCTGACCCGCCAATGCCTTGCCTGAGATATTCCCACTTGGTAATTGATTAGGGTCAAGAACACCCAAAACCATCTGCAAATCTGCGGAAATAGCGCCCGCTGCCTCCATGATGCCTGTTGGTGGTGGCTCTGGCTGAAGTCTTACTGGAACTGGTGCGGGTTGACCTTCAATGTCCTTTTGTTTGTAGCGCAAAACAGGCGTTGACTTGATGTTAGCCATTGCCCATTCGGTTTCGTGACCCTCGTCCTGACCTTCTGCCAATAGCCATTTAGCCTTGGGTGCAAGGGCAACGCTTTCGGTCATGGATGTGCGCCAAAAGTTGTACATCCTTTGTGGGTCTTTTGCAAACCTTACAAGGCCATACTTCTTACGCTTGTCATCCACAATGACTTGTGCGCCATAGCAAGGGACTACGGGAATGTATTTGCCCGCCATCGTCTTTTCTTCTAAAACTTCTAATGCAGTGCATTTAATCCATTTAACCGCCTTACGGAAGCTATTACGCTCATCCACCACTGTTAAACCTGAAGCCTCAACACGGGCAAAGAAGTTGTCTGAGTCGGCAAAGCCTGATGTGCCATCACTTAGCAAGTAAAGTTTGGCTCTTTCACGTTCAATCCAAAAGTATTCGGCAACCCGAATGTCCTCTTTAGTGATCCAAGATGCGGTGTCATCACCCGTTGATCTTTGTTGGAAGTTAGCCCCGTCATCAGCATCAGGGTAATATTCCCTAAATATCTTCTTATCCATCACTGTTGTGATCAAGCATCGCTCTGCGTCTGAGCCATCAGGGAGAATGGAATTAGGGTCAAAATAGACTGTAAAAGGATTGTCTATGGCGTCAATGTAGATTTCCTGATCAAATGAATCCTCCCGTGTGTAACGGGTATTGATGCGCCAATAACCCCATCCCATGCGAACTGCGTAATCAAACGCTGTGTCATAGGCAGTGTCTGCGTTGGAATTCACCTCAATATGTCGGGTAATGCCCTCAATCACTTGGGCAATCTTGTAATCAGCCAAGTTATTCACAGGGTGAACCTTGATTCTAGGACGTTGCATCCTTTGCTGATTGGTCACTTGACGAATGTATGCGTCAATCTTATTGATCGTCAAACATGGACGGGATTCAAGGTTGCGTGAATTTTGTATTTCTACAGGCCATTGATCACCAGCGGCAAACTTAATGTCATTTAAGGCTTCTGCCCGATTGTTAGAGTCGGCATCGTTGACCAAGCGCCAGAACTTGATCGCCTCGTTGATCTTGTTGTCATTTCCTGATTCGTCTTGGTAAGCCATATTCAGCCCTTTGTTGATGCCCAATTATCCCATCCATCCGCTTGCCATTGCAATCTGCGTTGACTTTTTGCGTTTAGGAGGCTCTTTTATCATAAGTGCAATATATCGGAAAGCATCTGCTCCGTGTGAATAGTGATCATGCAACGGGTTACGACTGAACTGCCCTGTATCGGGGTCAACTTCATACCGATAGTGTCTAAGGCAAGCCAAACCATCTGCCGTATGTTCCCTATCAAAATAACAGGTAGGGAAAATTGTCCTTGCGGCATTGATGGAGTCTAAGATTGGCACTCTTGGCATGATCTGAGTTTTGTAACCTGATGCTCTAACAATGTCATCAATTGAGCGCCCCGCTGCCGCTAATGTCTTATTCTCTGCATCGTGCGGAAGCCAAATGGTGTCATAAACATAACCATAGGTCTGCATGGTTGCTAGGTAGTAGCTGATCGTCTTTTGACTATCCTCAATGTACCTAATTAGCCTAGTCTCCATGCCCACAAACTGCAAGAACCAAATGGCTGTGCTATCTGACCAACCCAAGTCAAACACCGCATGAACAGGCTTTGTAGCGTCATATGGAACACGGGTAATGCGCCCATCCTTCTCCGCATTTTGCATCTCTTTGGCAAAGATAGCCCCATTCACAGTCTGTCGGCATAGGCCTTCCCACACTTGGTTATAGGCTTCCTCATCCCTTGATTTGAGGGCATCTTTCTCAAGTTTGAGGGTGTCAGGAAACCAAGGGTTGTCTGACCAATTCACCTTCATGGTGATGGAATCTTGGGGTGGATTAGCCACAAACCTTTGATAAGTTTCGTCTGTCTCTAGTTCAGGGTTGAAGCTGATCCATATCTCTGAGCCTTGCTTTCGGATGGTTGGAATCAGGATGTTCCAACTCAATCGGCTAGTAGTCTGCGCTTCCTCAACCCAACAAATATCAACGCCTTCATAGGATTTGATGTTGGAGACATTGTTCTTTAGGCCAACAAAGCTGAACTCTGTGCCATTTCTGCCTCTGATGCTTGTTTGGGTGATCTCATAGAAGCTAAGAAGCCCAAGGCTTTCAATCTGGTCACACAGTAACTTGTGAACTGAATCCTTGATGGATGTCTGAAACTCACGGGCGCACAGTATGCGGATTGGGTCTTTTGCACCCTTGATCAGTAAAGCTCTGGCTATTCCCCAACTCTTTGCCCCACCCCTTCCACCATAAAGAACCTTGTAACGGCTCTTTTTAAACAGACCTTCCAACTTAACGGGAAACTCTGCCTTTGCTATGGCATCGGTTACATCACTCATTCGGGCTTAATGAATGTGACTTGAATCCCACCCAATAGGGGTGTTCCATCTGCGTTCTCTATTGTTGTTGCCTGAATAGCCTTGCCATCCACTCGGTCAATGATCTCCCGAATAGCCCAAGGCTCACCTTCCTCGGCTTGTCTCACCAATTGCTCAGCAATGCTTCTGAGGCGGTGTGGCTCTTGTACAAGAACAAGACGCAACTTGTCGTAGAACATCCTGCTTTTGGCAGCATTGTGATTCCCAACAGGTGCGCCTCTCTCAGCCATTTAATTTAATTCCTAAGTCTTTATGCCTAAATTACTTTTTAGTCTTAGGCATTGGTTTCTTATGAGCCTTTTTCTCGGCTTCACGCTTTACAGAATAAGCAATTGCCACCGCTTGTTTGGGTGGCTTGCCTGATTCGATTTCT